AAGAGCTGAGAAAGCTAACTCTAAAGGAATTATACAAGCATACTACTACCATCCTAAATGGGCAGATGCTAAACCTAGTGACAAGCCTAAAAGAATACCTTGTTTCAAACACGGAAGTAAATCACAAAGAGAAGAGATATATGTAATCAAACCTTATAGAAGTGGTTTTTACTACTACTCTACTCCTGATTACCAAGCTTGTTTACAATATGCTGATTTAGAATGTGAAGTATCTAACTATCATATATCTAATATACAAAATGGATTAGCTCCTAGTTTATTTATTAACTTTAACAATGGTATTCCTAACGAGGAAACTCAAGGTGCTATTGAAAGAAAGATTAATGATAAGTTCTCTGGTAGCTCTAATGCAGGTAGAACTATTATAGCATTTAACGAGTCTAAAGAAACTCAAGCAGAAATAGAAGCTATACACTTACCTGATGCTCACGCTCAATATCAATTCTTATCTGATGAAGCTAGAGAAAAGATTATGTTAGGTCACGGTATTGTATCTCCTATATTATTAGGTATTAAAGATAATACAGGATTTGGTAACAATGCAGAAGAATTAAGAACAGCATCTGTATTAATGGATAACGTTATTATTAGACCATTTCAAGATGAGATTAAATATTGTTTAGAAGATATATTAGACTTTAACGGTATTACTCAAGACTTATACTTTGTAACATTACAACCAATAGAGTTTACAGAACTAGATAACATATCTACTAAGATTAGAAAAGAAGAAGAAACTGGAGAGAAATTATCTTCACAAATTAAAGAAGACTTTTCTGACGAACAAGGAGATGATATGTATACTCAATTAGAAGAGCTAGGAGAGGTTTTAAGCGATGATTGGGAAGTTATTCATAGCGAAGTATATTCAGAAGATATAAGTGACGTTAGAATGGCTACAATTAAGTCTAGCAACAAATCATCTAAAGAAGACAGTGATGTATATAAGATTAGATATGCATATATGCCAGAACGTAAGTCTCCTAATAGCAGAAACTTCTGTACTAAGATGGAATCTTTTACTTCTAGAAAAATGGTATTTAGAAAAGAAGATATTAATATGATGTCTTTTAGAGGAGTTAATAAAGAATTAGGTCATAACAAACAGAACTACAGCCTTTTAAAATTTAAGGGCGGTAAGAACTGTCATCATTACTGGGAATTAAGAGTATATAAAATGAAAGGTAATAAGCAAGTAGACCCTAATTCAGCTTACGAGAAAGGTTTAAAAGAACCTAACAACCCAAATGAAATGGGAGAAAGAATGATTGACAGAGCAGATAACGGTGCTTACAGAAGTACATTAAGTAAAATTAAAAACATATTAGGACTATGAAAGCATTATTCATAAGTATAGCAGACTTAAAAGCTAAGTCTATAATAGACGGTAACACAGATGCAGATAAGCTAATTTATCAAATTGAAGTAGCACAAGATATGCATATACAAAACTACTTAGGTGGTAAACTATATGATAAGCTACAAGACTTAATATTATCTGGAGATATAGACTTACCTGCTAATAGCGATTATAAAGACCTTAGAGACGATTATATTAAGCCTATGCTAATATGGTTCACTCAGTTAGAGTACTTACCATTTGCTATGTTTAAAATAGATAATGGAGGTATAAACAGACATAGAGGGCAAGAGTCAGATACAGTAGACTTTAGAGATGTAGATAGAATGCAAAGTAAGATTACGGATAGAGCAGAGTTCTATACTAAAAGATTCTTAGATTACATTTGCTTTAATAGTCAAAAGTTTCCAGAGTACAATAATAATAGTAATGGAGATATGTATCCTGATAAAGATGCAGATAGCTTCTCAAGTTTCGTATTATAATATGAAGAGGAAGTATAAAACAAAGAAAAAGAATATAGTAAATTTAGATAAATTCTATAATAAGTTTAATAAAGAAATAAAAGACAAAGACAATGGCAAACGAAATATACGAGAATAGTTGGTGGGGTAGTCCAGTAAAAAACGGTTGGGGTAGCATTTACTATGATTTCGTAACAGACCCTTTAAGTACTAGATATCAAGATAGAGTTCTTGCTGATGGTGGTACTGTTGAAGCGATTGATTGTGTTACTAATGCAGATTTAAGTTAAAAATAATAAAATAGATAAAAATGGCAATACCAAGTTTAGCAATGATACCTTCAGGGTATAAAGACGGAAAAGTATATAGTGTGCTTCCTGAGAATGGAGATGGAGACTTTACATTCTCTAGAGGCTCTCACGCAACAAGAGTTAATTCAGAAGGATTAATAGAATCTATGGATTATGAAGGAAGTGAATTAGTTTTAAACGGAGACTTTTCAGAGATAGGTGCAGAAGAAGTTTTAAACGGAGACTTTTCACAAGAGGGTAGCGAATTAGTGCCTTCAATAGCTACAATATCTAATGCAGGGGGTGGTTCTATTACCCAGATTAGTGGTAATTCTTATAGTTCAACAAGTGATGGAACAACTGGAAGTTCATTAAGACCAAAATTTGATTTTAATACTACAAGTGGTAAAACATATAAGTTAACTATTACTCCAACAGGTACAATAACTGGTACAATAAATTTTGATTTTTATGATGGCTCAAGTTATTTGTTTCAAAACTATGATTTTACCACAACTAAAGAAATATATTTTACAGACAATGGTGCTGTATTTGGTGGTTTTGATGGTGTTCAGGCTTATGATATATCAAGTTTTACCATATCAATACGTGAGGTCGGTCAAAATTGGACTTTACCGAGTGGAGTTACTTTTAATTCAAATGGATATTTAGACTGTGATGGTAGTGTTTCTAGTAACATAAACCAGTCAACAAGCATAGTATCGGGTAAGCAATACAATGTTGCTTTTGAAATTAAAAACTATGTAAGTTGTAGCAACTTTAGAATAAGAACTGGTTCAGGTTCGTTTAATGACGTTGACGTTAGTGGAAATGGGGTTTATAATGTTTCTATAGGGGCTGATAGTGATACAACTTTTAGATTGTACCCCACAGACCTATTAGGCTCTATAGACAACATCTCAGTAAAAGAAGTAGAGCCAAATTGGACTTTAGGTACTGGGTGGAGTATTGGAGATGATAAATTAATTGGCTTGGCAGCAGAACAAAATGTAACACAACTTGTTTCAACAACCGTTGGAAAAAAGTACAAACTTAAATTTACAATATTAGATTGGGTTTCGGGAGATGTTTATGTTAGGCCGTCTAGTTCTGCGGGAACAACATTTTATGTAAACGGTAATGGTAATTATATTGAGGATTTTACCGCAACAAGTACGTCAACAAACATAGTGGTTAGAGCAAGACCGTCACAACCTTTTAGCGGCTCAATAGACAACGTATCAGTTATAGAAATAATAGAAGATACAGACCTACCTAGACTAGACTACTCAGATAGTTCTTGTCCTAGTTTATTATTAGAGCCACAGAGTACGAATTTGGTTGTTAATAGTAATGATAGTTTTGAAGTAAACAGTGGTAATATACTATACAATAATGCTATAAGTCCAGATGGAACACAAAATGCTTATAGATTTGAATCAACAGGAACAAGTGGTGCTTTTGTAAGAACTGCTAATACTGCAGTCTCAACTACAAGTTCGTTTAGTGTTTTTTTAAAATATGGTAATAACCAATGGTATCAAATTATTAATAGTTCTGCAACTGGTTTTTATGCAAATGTAGATATACAAAATGGTGTTTTCGGTACAAGTGGCTCACAGACAGAGAATTTACTTATTAAAGACTATGGTAATGGTTGGTACAGAGTTTCTGGAACTTTTACTAATTCATCTGGTAATGGCACTTTAAGAGTCTATGCAAGTAGTTCTGGTAGTTCTTCTTGGGCAGGAGCATCTGCATCAATAGGTAGCTACAATTATGGATATGGATTTCAACTAGAAGAACAATCCTACGCAACTTCTTACATACCTACTAACGGAGCAATAGCAACTAGACTAGCAGATGAGTGTAATAGTGCAGGTAGTGCAAGTACTTTTAATAGTGAAGAAGGTGTGTTGTATTTTGAAGGAAGTACTTTATCTGATGGTTCAGGAGGCGCTATTTCAATATCAGATGGAAGTGCTTCTAATTACATTTATTTATATTTTCACCCTTCTGGTACAAAGATAGTTGCTAAAGTAGTTGTTGGAGGTGCGGTTCAAATGGATAAAAACATCTTATCAATAGATGAATCTTTAAACAATAAATTCGCATTCAAATATAAGGAAAACGAATTCTCAGTATTTATCAATGGAGCCGAGGTTTCTAACGACACAAGTGGTTTAACATTTCCAGCAGGTACACTCAATACATTAGGTTTTGATGCTAGTTTTGGAATACCTTTCTACGGAAACTGTAAAGACCTAAGAGTTTACAACACGGCA